GTGAAGTTTACCGCGTATCCCGATCTTGCCTTCAGCTTGTAAGCGTTTACTATTTTCTGAAATCTTAGCCCGTGTCTCGGTAGAACGTTCGTATGCAAGAGGTCTGCCCTTTAGCGTTTCCGAAATCTTTTTTCTCTGTGAGTCAGATTTTTTGCGGCCCGTCCAATAACCACGTATTCCTTTTGTGTTGTCGGCAGCCTTTAGCTTTTGTTTAACGGTGAGTGTTTTTTGCTCATCTGTTGACCAGTGTTGATCCCCGTGACGTCTTATATTATAGTATCGTACCCTTAACTCATCGTCTTTAATAAAAGCCTGCCACTTTGCTTCTTTCTCGAACATATCTTGTCTGCAAGTATAAATCCTAGCTAAAATTCTACGCTTGAAATCGTTTGGCCTCTTGCTATATGCTTGTTTCATCCAAGGTGAACTGCAAATATAACCATCGTTTTCTGTTCCCCAATGAGCACCAATATAATAACGCTTATGCTTACGATCAAACCAAATGTAAACAAACCCATACTTCATAATAGATCTCCTTTGATCTATTTATAAAAGTATATATTTCAGACACTGCCTTCACTGAAAGGATCCACTGAAGTCCAGTCTATGATTGACGCACCCTGTTCTTGGAATTCTTGATTTTGAGCAAACACATCAGACATGGCGGTTTCGTATGCTGTATTGGAATACACATTCGATATTGAATACTTAGTCTCAATAGAATCGATTTCGTCTACTCCCGTAGAGAATCTTTCATTAGAATATTCCCACACATCGCATACAATATCCCAGACCTGTAGGTCACCCATCTGATAGAAGATAGCGTTGTTGTTGACATACTTAATAACAAAGATGCGCTTTAGCATCGTAGAGTATACGAGATCGCCTTCACGTGGTCTCTGAATGTCGGGACGCTCTGTAGCAATCTCATTACCAAACAAGCGACGTGCAACCGTAAACGTAATCTGATCTCTAACCTCAAGATTGAACTTAGAGAGGAATGTGCCATCGCCCTCATATGAGTCGTATGACTTAATGTACATATCAAATGCATAGGCAGACTGATAGTATGAAAGAGAATCCTCTGCCCATATCTCGTCTTTCTTAACAAGCGTACGCGGTAGATAGTATACCGTATGGCCGAACATTGAGAGACACTCAGTAACAAGATCCTCTACCAGAGACTGTTCAGAATAGCTATCAAAATTGTTAAAGAACAAATTAGGCATCTATCAACCCACCATGTCACTGACGGGAAGAGAGTGAGAACTAATCATCTCTTGTTCCATCTTGGCAATTTCTGATTCAGCATCGCTGAGAATACGTTCACCATTGAACTGGACACCTCCGGGCATAGTCACACCTGTAAACTTAGTCAGATGCGAACCCCATTGATACTTTAGCTTTGCTGTGGTATAGTTCTGCAGCCAACGATCGGACCACACCTGAGTCCATTCGGTTGGGTCGACGACTTCGTATGCTTCAATAAGGAGAAATTCTCCTATATTGATGTTATTCCATTCCATGTCGACGTAGACACGATTTTTATGTCTATTAAAACGAATTGGCTGTTGGCCGACAAGCATCTCTGAGATAAGAGCAAGATGTTCCATGACCATGTAGTATGGAACCATCGATACTGATGTTAGCGTATATAGATCGTTAAGAGCAATCTGGTAACGGATATTGAATAGATCATCTGAGCGGACCATCGGATCCGCGATCGGGAATACACGAACGGCGCCGATGATGTTCTCCGGCACCGTAATGTACTTGTTATTCTTATCTTGTTGTGTTACTTGATGCTTGTAATAGATCTTATCGGTGCCATCGAAATGATAGTCCCAATAGTAACGCAGAGCTTCATCGATGCGATCTTCAATTTGATCATCATCGATATTGATTTCAATTACCGGCTTGCCAAGCTTGCGCAGGCAATATTCTTTGAAGTCTTCTCTTGTTGCTGGTACGGCCATGCTAATGCACCTCTTTTATTTTTATTTATATAGATGCAAAATGCCGAACACTTCCTTAGATTTGTAATCTATGTGGATAGCGCACACCGTCCTTTGCGGCCACGAGCCATGCAGTAGTTACGAGTACTTGTAGGTTCTGCATCCATTCGTTTGGATAATACGTCTGCTTCCTGAACTCTTGGAACCTTATCGTATCATTATCAATAAAATCTCCGAGGTATTTATCTGTATAGTACAAAAATGAGTTCTCGTTCCAATAGGATACGTGCGTTGGATCCTGGAATGCGCCGCGCCCATCGGTCGACGGAATTTCAATGAACGCCCAGCCACCGTGAGCCAAGACACGATGGATCTCTCCCATAATCTTTGTCTTATCATGCAGGTGTTCAAGAATGTGGGATGCGTTGAGAACGCCCACGCTATTGTCTGGTAATGGAATACCATCATTTAGGTCATAAACATGATCAGCCGTTTCACGAGTATCGACCGTAATGTATCCTGGATACGGATTGAGTCCACCACCAATATCAACTTTGAGCAATCCTCTCATTTCAGCATCACGCTCAGCTAGCTGGCGACCGTAGTGATGGAATAGTTCAACCGTAGTCGTTTGAATCGCCTCATTGCGTTCGAGCCATGTATTGTCACCCGTAACACGATAGATATACAGACACTTGGGAATGTGGTGCATTGTCGTGTGGAGATACGTACGAATCATAAGCTCGTGATCATCACAAATCGACAACTCAGGATTGTGGCCGCCTAGCTCCCTATACACAGATGTGCGCCATGCTCTTACGTGATCAGGGGCATACCAAATAAACGAGAGAGCCTGAGCAGAAGGTGCAAAAGAATTCATCGAGATGAGGTCTTTACCCTTCCAGTTAAACGTCTTATGAGTCCAACCATAGGAGGCGTCATACGGAACAAATTCATCTTTCATATGAAGCATTGCATCGTCACTATAGATAAACCCTACTTGTCGGTCTTCAAAAGCCTTCGCAAGTTCTTCTAGACAGTCGGGAGTAATCTGATCGTCGTGATCGACTTCGACAAGCACATCACCCTTGCCGAGATTAAATGCCTTATTTTTAATATAGCCGATGTTGTTGTTATCCCCGTCCATTGAATACAATTTAACGTTGGGATGGGACTTAATATTACTGGGAATATGTTCGAACGTACATTTGTTGTTCAAAAACAATACCCATTCCCAGTTCTTATATGTCTGGGCGACAATTGAATCAAATAACTCAATAAGATACGGAATGTTACCTGGATCATGTTCAGGTGTAATGATACTAAATTTCATAACAAATACCTCTTAGTCAAAGAAGAACAAATGGGTGAGTCTACCCGTTTCAAGTGTATTACCGAAATATGGTCCAGCAGAATGAAAACAACCGGCATCCATGATCACTAGTCTATTATATATGTTGGCAGCTGAATCGGTAATATCAAAAATCGTCGAATCATAAAAATCCCCTCTGAAGGCATCATCTGCCATTGGTTCGTCTCTATGACGTGTTGCGTTTCTACGTGACTTGTGTAGACGCGTACCCGATTGAATTGGTGCATCTGGGGATAGATATATCATAGCAGCCCATCGTTGTGTATCATAGTGATATACCTGCGGATCTGGACTCATCATAATCTGAAAGACGCCATTGTAACCACTCTCAAAGTCGACAATTCGCTCGCCCATGATACGCTCAAATGACTCTTTCATACCCTCAGGACGATAGACTGTCTTAGATCTAAAGCCTTTATACCAACGCAGATCTTGTTCGTATTCAACAGCCGTAAGAGCATAGTCGCGCACTACATCAGGATTGGCATAGTAGTTATCTACAATAAACATGCGCGGGGCACGTTGTAGCTTGTTGTTGATAATAAACGGCAACTTAAATTTAGTGCCTTCCCGAGACACTAAATCCAACGCTTCTTGATAGAGGCGTTTAGGTAACGTGCCAGTATCATAGTAATGTTCATCGTTAATGAACGAAGCGCTATGGGGGAATGGATTGGTTCTATCCCGCTGAAGTAGCCGATTTGCTGTATCAAGCATCTCATCGTATTTTTTGAAATGTCGATAGCAATTGATCATACCAATGATGTGATCATTTCTGATCGATCCAAATACTTCGGCTTGTTTATATGTTGTAAGAGCCTCGTCCCATTCTCCAAGGAATATTCTTGCCTCGGCTGAGAAAATTAATGCATTGTATGCCATTTCATTGAAGCCAGGTTGTCTGCCTTTGTAGACATGCTTAATCCATTCGGCAAAATACCAAATCGATCTGCGAGCATATTCACGTTGATGCGCCTTGCCCAATGGAAATGTGTAGCATGTGTGAGCATCGAAATACGACTTGCCAATGTACCAGAAATGGTATAGCTTGTTCTCTTCAAGCATATTGCCTTCTGAGATCATCTTATTTTCAAGTATGAGCGAATCGGATACAAACTTGGTCGGGTTGGACCACGATTGACCTTCGTTAAAGCCAACCTGGCGAATAGAGCGGGGCAAATCTACACGAAGAAAGCCTTCGCCAATAGCTGGATCTTGGTGATAGATCGTCTCATGACATGGATCATGATTGAATGCCCAAGGCATTCTTGCATTCCACATCCAACAGCGATGATAGATTGTCGTACCAGCTAATGCAGCAATATGGAAACCAGGTACTTCATAGTTTTCTAATAGTGACCAATCAAAGTTATCATCTACCTGGAGGACTTCATCACAATCCATCTTGAGGATCCAGTCACATCCATGATTGGTCTTTTCCTGACAATAGCGGATAAGATGATCGCGATTCCATCCGAACCCTTGCCATCCTTCTTCGCAGACGTATACCTCCCCGGACAGATCATTATCTATCAAGAATTGCTTTGCAATGTCATCCGAACCATCGGTAGACCCATTGTTTTGCATGACATAGTAGTCACAAAAGCCGAGCGTTGAATCGAGCATCCGCTTAAGAACGGTAGCCTCGTTCTTAAACATCGCAATCATTACGATCTTACATTTCTTATTAGCGGTATTCATTCGCATCTCCAAAATCACAATCCAAGTAAGGATTGATATATTCACTGTTGTGCATCACATACGCATTCGGTTTGTTTGTTCCCACCCATAGTTCGGATTTACCTCTAAGCCATGGCGTGTCGTTTGTGTATAGGTAGTAAGGATCGAGGCTAGCAATGTAATCGGACGTTGCCCACCAGAAGTTGCCGTCGTAGTAATTGGCGTCTAAAACGGTATACTCAGGCGTATTTGGTTTGTAGTATGCCTTATCTCTATAGAGCACACCGCAAGTGTCATGCGCGTCGAGATGCCGGATACATTCTCTCCAACCACGTATTACATAACTCTCCATAAAGCGACGCCATTTTGTTGTAACTGCTCTAATGTCAGGATTGCCGGCCCATGTGACACCCTTAGTATGGATGTAAAGAATTTTGTATCCAGGATTAACACTCGCAAAATCCCACATGGCTTTGAGAGTATCTGCCTCAAGCGTGTGATGGTTGTTACGTTTGCTGATAATTTTGTCTGGAGTCGGTCGCGGGAGGGGATCATCGCCGTTTATACCACACATGATAAATTGCGTCGCATCATACAATCCACTCAAAAACAATTTACGTAATTGTTCCTGATATACATCCTGCCAATGGTTTATTTGACCGACATGATAGAATATAGCTATCTTCTCAGACATGTTTTTTATCTAGATATTGACAGTAGTTAGTTATGTTTTCGTTTCCGATGACTATACCATTGACATAGTCGCCTGTGGTGTGTACAATGCGCTTAGGATAAAGATTAATAAATTGCTTGTCCTTAATGAAGACTGACGTGAAGTCATGCCAAACGTCATTCATTTTGGTGCCGATAAACGACTCTATCAACGTACAATTGTAGCCATTGTACCTGCCCCACTTGGCCAAAGCTACACCAGCGTCGGGATTGAATCTCCAGCAATCTACCGGATGACGATGAAATTCCCCATTATTACACGGCGCACTGATATACAGCAAACCTTCTGGCCTAAGAACTCGCATCAGTTCTAAGTACATTACCCAGAACATTTCGATGTGCTCAAAGCATGAGCTCGTAACTAGGATGTCGGCTGAGTTATCAGGCAATGGAATCTTGTAGGGATCTGACATGACAATGTCCACGCCGTTTCCATTGGCGTAATCTATACCAGTATACTGTATTAATGGATTGTTGCTAAAGATCGGTCTAATAGAACCGTTAACATCCTGGCTACCGAGTTCTACGATAACAGTAGGTGATGTGATGTCCTTTACATATGCGTTATAGAATAGCTCACAATATTTGTAGGCCGTATCATGCATTGTTGACTCTCTTTTCAATTAGCTCGAGGACCGTCGCGTCGTTCTTTTGTTCTTCTGCTGGTGCATATCTTGCTCTTTTACGATTGGGATCAGCTGATTCCTGTGGCGGTACAAGATAGTACATAGCAATCGACTTGCGATATTTACCTTCTGGGCAATTGATTCGATCGGGGAACCCATGCCATGAGTTCTGAGTCGTATCAAAGATAATGGCACGATTGAATAGGCAGTCAAAAGACTTTACCTTCGATTCAGCATTGTTCGCATCACCTGACCAGAATTCAAGATTACCACCCCACGCTGGATCCCAATCTTCCGTCAGATAGAGAATAAGATTCAACTTACGTTGAAGATCGAGTTTAGGATGCATGGAATAGTCGAGGTGTACGTTGAGCTTACCACCATTGCCATGGATATGCCAACCAGCGCCATGGAGACCAGGATCGGGTCTCAGACCCCGAATACCTGTAAAAATAGTGAGGGATGCAATAAACTCTGGCGAATTAAGAAACTGAATAAACTTGTATGTTGTAGGAGGAAAGTCATACCAATTATTAAGGGTTTTCTTGACCTCTAACGGACTATCGTATTCAAACCAATCTTTGTTATAGAAGTCAACAAAGTCTTGCGACAATTGTTTGGCCACTTCTTCTTCAACAAAGTTATCAATAATCCAATAATCGAATGGCACAGTACCAGCCTCAGTATTGATGTTTGTCATAATATTATCTCCACTTGGGGCCATCAAACCAGGCCGCAATAGAATAGCGCCGACCTCTTACGACAGGTAATGCGCGATGGCGCAACATCGATGGGAAGTATACAATCGTGCCCTGTGATCGCATCTCATCGGCAGGCGGATAGTGTACTGTATCGATGAACTGAAAGTCACCACCGTCGTAATCGTTAGGATCAGA